TCCACCGCAGACATGTTCGGCTCCCTCAGGCCCATAAAATTCAAACCGAGTCAGGCCCAGAATAGCACTCTTAATGGTCTTATGAAGGTCCTTTGGGTAACAAGAACAAATAATTTCAGCACATAACCTGTTCATTGCGACACTATGCCTAGTATCGTACTTTGAAAAATCAGGACAGGCAATTAGATTTTTGCTGTTGTTAGTCACATATTTGATCATGTTACCAACTTGGACAGAATCATTCATATTCGAACCCAACGCATGTTCTAGTTCTACTCCAGATGACTTAAATTTACACAGCCAATTACCAAAAAGGTATCGGAGTGCAAGATTATAATGTGCTGGAGGGGCTGAAAACAAACGTGTATCATGATTGACCACCTTTGCCTTTGGTCGAATTTCTCTTTTCAGCGAGACTGTGAATGGAATACGTGGAACGAGACCAGATCGCCATGAAGAAAAAACATTTTGTGCCATCTTGACAAATTCTGCTTTCGGTTCCAATCGGCCTTCAGCATCACGTATGAAAAGCTGCTCTTTAGTATTTCCGAAGAGATCCCCGCTTAACCAAGGACAATTTGACTTGGGTTCAGTAAAGGGCTTCCCTGGACTTGTATCAAGTTGTGTTCTTTTGATTATTGGACACTGCATCTTAGCGTCACAACAACCATTCGCAGCAACTTTCATACTAGGAAGGATATCACACTTCCAACTTTTCATACGATCAACCATATCATTGGCTACTTCGTAGACCTCTGAGGGCAAATCATTCTGAACTTTATGCTTAAAGTTATTCAAAGCCTTCTTCAGGGCTACCAAACTACAATCACTTGGAAGAAACTCAGAAGGGCATAGTGAATCGGCGATCTCTGTCTTCTCAAGAACAAAGGGTTCGATATTAGGCGGCGACTGGGCAAAGCCAGAAAAGCTTGAAACTTTGGGCCCTGCCAATCCGAAACTTGAAGCAAATACCAAATCCCCCGTTTCTCGATTGTCTACCACCGATATCGGCTCGTCAACTATGCCATACTTCTTCACGAGACTTTCTACATCTTGCTTGGTTAGCCGTGTCCAAACTTCGAATTCTGAACTACTGGCACTGAGGAATCCGGCAATGTGGC